ATACATTAAAGAGTGAATATTCTCCGCCATAAGTTGGAACCCGTAGAAGAATTTAGCTTCAGGGTATTGAACTTCTTTTAAGAAATTTTCTGCAAGGTTTTCGTTAACAATTCCGTCAGATGCCGCAAAGAATGACAATACATTCTTCACAAAAAATCTTTCATTATCTGTTAAATTTTCCCAATCTCTAATGTCATTAGATAAATCAACTTCCTCTGCCGTCCAGAATGCAGCTTGATGTTGTTGGTAAAATTCCCATATATCGTTGTGTTCAATAGGGAAAATCACAAATCTATTCGGATTTTCTTTTAATATTTTTTCTTCCATTTTTTAATTTTGTTTTAATTGTTCTTCTTTTTGTTTTCTTTTTTCCATTAACTCCTTAACCCTATCCCTTTTTCTTTCCTCTTGTTGTTCTCCAAATCCTAAGAATGTTACTGAACTTTCAGTATCAATTTCTAACAACTCATTATTGAATTTACAATTTTCAAAAACTACACCGTCTTTACCAAGACGAGATTTTGTTATAGCAATTGTCGCTAAATTCATTTCTTTTTGTTGGAGAGTCTTAGCAATAGAGATAATTACGTGACCAACCTGAGCCTTTTTAATTGACCCACCCATTTGGTCGGTAGTCACTACTTCAGATGAAATTGAAGACCTATTACCTTGTGTTGCGGTCCATCCTACTAAGTCCAGTTCATGACACATTGCTTCAAACCCTCTCATTACAGAACCTTCCGCTTTCCATTCATCTTTACTTGATGATTCAGGTAGTACACAGTCAATATAATCTAACATAATTAAATCAATTTTTGTACCATCAGCAATGATTTTTCTAACCTGATTTTTTAGTTGATTCATCGTCATACTATCAGATGCCAATTTTTTCAAAATCAACTCATTTTTCATAGTCTCTTGAATTTCTGTTATTTTAGACATTACCTCATCTTTGTTTTTAACCAAATTATCTGGTTCAATCCCTGTCCAAAGTGTGAAGTGTTTTCTTTGAATAATTTTAGGATTGTCTTCAAAAAATACTTGAAGAACATTATACCCTAAATTAAATGCAGTATTTGCTATTTTGGTTAAAATTGTTGTCTTACCAACCCCTGTTGGTGCTAAAATAACACCAATCTCGCCTTTAGCCAAACCACCCTTAAGTAGTCTGTCAATACCCGGTATCCCCATAGGAATTGGGTGTCTATAATCTTCGTCCAATACGGTATCTAAATTAGCAAAGATATCTGTCTGTCCTTTGTCAATTACACCGACTTGTAACGCATTTCTTACTAACCCTTCTACTTTATCGTATGATTCAAAATCACCTTCTGTAATAATTTTTTGAGCCTTATCCATCGCCTTCTGAAGTTCTTGTTGTTTACAGAATTTCAAAGCTTTCTCCTGAACAAATGTTGTACCCTCAAATGGAGCATCACTTACCTGTTTTAGAGTGTCTAAGACCACTTTTGCAACTATTTCTTGACTAATTTCAGATTTAACAATTTGGTCAAGAGTTTCGAAATTGGGTGTAGATTCGTACTTTATGTAATATTCTTTAATCATTTGTAAAATGATTTTAAAGTACTTATTGTCGAAGTACGACGACTCAATTACCTCCATAATAGAAGATGAAAAATCTTTATCTACTATAATTTGATTTAGTAATTGTAGTTGGAATGTATTCCCTAAATAATCGAAATTTTTGTTCATAAATTGTTTTAATGTTTAACTGTGTATTAATTAAATAGCTACTTACTTAGGTCAAATTCCAAATAATCGTAACTTAATTTATGATTTGAAAAAATGTCAGTTAATTCGCGAAGTACCTCTTTTAAAAGTGGTCGTACATCAACTGTATAACGAACTTTTGGTGGATAAAATTTTCCATCAAAAACTCTATGACAAATTGTCTGTTCCCCAAGTTTAACATAAATGTTAAAATCTTCAGGACCATCTGTATAAGATGTGTTCATAATTGATTGGTCGTGGGCAATTGCTTCTTTATTGTCCATCATGTAAATTACGGTCTTCATTTTCAACGCGTATTGAAGCTCATCTTTTAGACTTAAAATAAAATCATATAAATCGGTAGAGTTCTTTGCCTTTGGGTTATACCCTCTGACATTAAAGAATCTTTGAACTACAATGTTTTCATTCAGGGTCAAAAGGAATTCCATTTTTGTACTGTCTTGTTCTCTCATGTTTGTTTAATTTTTGTTTGTGTTTCTTTTTTCTTTTCTTGTTAATTTCATAAATGGTCGGAGGAAGTCTACCCAAGCCTCGTCGTTTTTTGGAAGATATTTAAAGAGGCCATCTTCCATCATAAGTCTCATCAAATTTTTGTATCCTCTATCTGAGGGGTCTATGGTATCTGTATAAATTTGTTCAACTAGTTGTTTACCTTCATCAGTAATGAGTGGTGTTCCAAGGTCTACAATCTTTCTATTCATCTTATAGAACTCTTCACCAAGTATACCATTTTTTGTTTTACCAATCAAAATATTCTCTAATGATTTTGGTTTTTTCTTTTGTTCGTTATTTCGAGCAATTTCCAATAAAATGTCCATATTAACAGGCATTTTTTGAATATCAGGGAATAACTTAACTAAAGTTTTTTCACCTAAACCTTCAATACCATCAATATTATCAGACGAATCACCTGCAAAAATTTTACAAGTTAATACATTATAATGAGGTATTTCAACTTTATTTATGGTAACCATATCTCCTTGTTTAAAGTATCGTTTTAAGTTTGGTGAGTAAACGGATACTTTGTCCGAGATAAGTTGCGTAAGGTCTTTATCTGACGAAAAAATAGTGATATCCTCATCAATTGCCATTTGACAATAATAAGCAATTAAATCATCAGCTTCATTATTAATCATCTCAACTTGTCTGACAAAGACTTCTTCAAGATATTCTTTAATACGAGCATTTTGTGTTAGATATGATTCAAGTTTATACTCGTTCATATCATTTTTTCTTTTTCCTTTATATTGTGGATATAGTCCTTTCCGAACGGATGAACTATGTTCAGCGTCCCAAAAAACAACAACTTTATCATAGTTATGTTCTTCGAGAAATTTTCGAATTGTATTAATGAAGTGGTAAATTGCCCCTAAGTGACTTCCGTCGCTATAGAGGTCTTTTACTCCGTGGAATCCAATCTTCATTAAGTTGGAACCATCTATTACTAATGTTTTAATCACAGTTGTGATTTAAAGGGTGAATAAATTACTAATTGTCTTCTTTTTCTTCTTTTAGGTCAAAATCACCATCTGTTCCGATGATTCCTTTCCAATAATCCGCGTACTCTTTTTTGTATTTTTCCAATGAGGTTTTTTCTTCAGCAGCATCTTTACCACCAATAAATCCGTGTGGAGTGACAATTATTTTTCCATCATCATACCCTAAACCATTAATATGGTTTTTCATAACAGACACTTTTGTTCTTGATGCAAACTTAATTGTTCTTTTATCCTTAGTTGCAGTAATCTTAGTTGTACCAGCACCTTTTTGATTTCCATATAAAAAAACTAATGATGAGTTTAACCAAATAGCTTCACCACCTTTAGCTTTAATTTTTGGTTGTCCAAATGGATTATCAGGTAACTCAACCCAAGGTTGATTTACAATAATTAAAGTATTTTCATATTTAGAGTCAGCCTTACGAGACCCTGAGATTCTTTGATTGATTCCCATACCAATCTTATCGGCTAATGTTGAAGCGTTGTGTTGTTTTCCACCCTTACCTTCAAAAGTCATTTTACAAGGGACAGAACCAACTGAATCCCACATAAAACATAAACTATAGTCTAAATTACCTTTTTCTTGTTCATCTAACAAATTATTAATATAGTCTGTTATTTGTTCAATATAACTAAAATTATTATTAAAAATATAAAATCCGTCCCAATCAAGTTCACCTGTTTCTTCATCAACAACTTCCTCACAGTCAAATCCCATAAGTTTTGCGTGTTCAAATGACCACTTTTGTTCTGTAATGATAAACACAGGAAGAATACCTTTTTTTTGGGCATCAACCGCTGTTTTAACCAAAGCAGTTGTTTTACCTGTATCTGAATGCCCTAAAAACATATTTAAATGCCCAATTGCAGGACCAGGTAGACCCACAGCATCCAAAAAATCAGGACCTAAGTCAAAAAATCTTTGAGGTTTATATTTTGCCGATGTTGAGAATTTGTCTTTAATAGACTTAAAATCAGTTTTCTTGATTGCCATTTTCTATTCTTTTAATGTGTGGTAATTTAGTTGCTTTATTTCTATTATAGAAACTACTGTCTTCTTCGTAAAGAACTCCAATCTCTTCCTCATGAAGGGTTATTAATCTGAGATTTAACTCCCCATTCTCTCCTTCATCTTTTAACATAGCAAACAAAACTGTTTCACCAATTTGTTTAGCTCTACCTGAGAAGTATCCTTTATCTTTTAGTTGACTTAAGATTTCATAAGACAACATTTTATTATCCCTTAATTGTAGGTCAATTTCTTCTTTAAATGTCATGTGATAAAATTAACATGTATGGTACCATAAAAGATACCATACATGATGTTTGTGTTATTAGAAAGGTAAATCTTCGTCAACCTCATCATTCGCTTGTGGGTCAACAGGTTTTGATTCATTTGATTTTTTACCACCAAAAGATTCTGTTTCTACTGAATTACTTTCGTAAGCGTATCCACCTTTTTCTGAATCCCATTTTGGAGTTTCTCCACGAGATATTGCTTCAAGATATTCAACAGGTTTTTTAGAATAAACATCTAACCAAGTTAATTCATCTTCAATCCAAGCCTTAGCTTGCGCCTTATCTTCATGAACAGGTGCTGGGTCATCATACATAATAGTCGATACCGCAGTATATTCCTTACCGTTTGGTGCTTTTGATTTATTTAATTCAATAACTAAATCACGACCTTTTTCAGCGTCAGTAATATCACCTTTGTTTCTCCAAATCGGAATGATTTTGTCTAAGATACCATCATTTTTGTAGTTGTGTTTGAATCTCCAAAATTTCACACCATCTTCTTCTCTATCTCTATCAATAACTTTTACGATATAGAATTTACGAGAACGATATTGAGCCGCCAATTGTTTGTCAGACTCTTTACCTGTTGCGATTAATTCTTCATAAACCTCATTCAATGGTGAACGCTCATTGTCGTTTTTTCCTGGGTCGTAGAATTTTTGCCATTGTCCACCTACTTGGATTTCGTGGTACCATGCTTCTTTGAACGGTGAAGAACCGTCTATTGTAGGAAGAATTCTTACTCTTCTTTGTCCTGATTTCTCTTTATCTGATAAGATTAAAGCGAAATACTTTTTCATTCTTTCGTCTTGCGACATTTTACTTTGGGCTCCGCCCGCTGATTGTTGTGATTTTTCGTACTGTGCCAATACGGCGTCTAATGAACTCATGTTTTTTTAATTTTAAGTGATTATCTATCTGATACAAATATAGGTTATAATGTGACTTTAGTCAAATAAAAAAGGTGTCTCTTGACACCTTTATTTTATCTAAACGATGTTTTGTAATTATCGTTACTTGGTGCCCCTCCTGGTTGGAAAGAACTTTTAATATCTGAAGAATTAATGTCTGTTACATCATCCGTTGTTAAAACATAATCATTTTTTCCAGTCTTTTCCATCTCTTCGGACTTATCATCAAAAAATTGTGATAGTTTTTGATTGAATGGGTAAGAATCGTATGTTCTTAATTCTAATTTTTCTTGCGGAGTTTTTTCTCTGTATTTTTCAATTTTAGCTTCAAGACTATTTAATTTATTCATTATATTGTCCATCTCACCAAGTCTTGATTGTAAATTATCTAATTGACCAAATAAGTTATTAAAATATTCTTCTTGTTTTGTTTCAATATTTTTTTGAGAATCTACTAAATCAGTAATATCAAGTTCTTCCGAATCTTCGTTTCCTTTACTGGAATTATTATTGGAACTATCATCAGGATTCCCTTCATCATCAAGTTTTTCAATATCAGGGTCATTCGCAATATCAATTGGTTGACCACTTTTCGGCGCTGGTGGTGGAACCGCTCCAACCTCTGAAGGAGGTGGTGGTGCTCCTGCCCCAACATCTCCTGCTGCTGGTGCCAATGGCCCTAAATCTTCAGGAGGTAGCGCTTCATCCGCTGCCTGTTCTGTAATATATTGATTAATACTTCTATATCTCTCAATTTCGTTTAATATTTTTTTATCTATCATTGTATTATCCGTTTAATAATTGTTTAATTCCTCCTGCGGTTTCAACTCTAACTTTTCTGTTAATTGTTGTTTGATGACCCGCTCTCTCAATAAGACCATCTCTTTCTCTGATTGTATAACAATCTCCTGTGTCTAAATCACAAACTTGTTGTGTTCCATCACCGTTATCTGTTTGAGAAACTCTTGTTGATTTCCCAAGATAGTTGTCTAATGCTGATTTTATGTTCATAAAATTGTTTTTATTATAAATATGTTGTTATGTTATAAAGTGAAAACATCACTTAGTATTGTTTGAGTCAGTACTTGCCCATTAATTGGTGATGTAAATCCATATGGTCTATATTGAACTTGTAATCTAAAAGACCCTAATTGGTTAATAGTTATTTCATTTGTATAGCCTGTCGAAACTCCACCACTACTGCTAGAATTAACTACTTCGTATGTGTTGGCATCTAAAATTTTACTACTAACAACATTTTGTTCATTAAAAGGTTTTTCAGTACTAAAGTTATATGTAATATAACCTCCTACGGGTTTTTTAATATTGTAATAACTCCACCCACTACCTTGTAAACTAATATAGTCAGTATATCTAATTAATGAAAGTTTTTCTGGCGGGAATGTTAGAGCGGTTTGACTTGTCGGTATATTGTCAACAGGTACTTGAGATTGATTAGGTAAAGTATACCAAACTTTAAATGGAAATTGTTGTGTAACAGGTTGTTCTTGCCCTTTATAAGCTTTAAGAATAAACACAATATCTATTTGTGTTTTACCTTCAATTTTTGGAATATCATTAATAAAATAACTTTCAACTTCAGTTAAGGTGATATTAAATTCTCCATTTGTAACTTGTCCCCCAACACCATTAGTTGATTTTGAAATATATTTTCGGGTAACAACATTATCAACTTCTTCTAACTGATAAACTGTATAACTCATATCCGCATTAGGTGATAACACCCATCCGGTTGCCTGAGGATTTATCTTAACATTTAATGATTGTGTTTTACTAGCGTTTAACTGAACCGCAGTTCCTATCATAGTGACAGGTCCAGTCGTTTGTGGATTTATATTTGTTCCAGGTACAACATTACTCACAGTTGTGGCTGTTGTACTTGCTACAGGAGTATTTGCTGCCTCAGGATTTGTAATTGAACCCGGTGATGTCATAGATGTTCCACTTAATGATGGATTATAGTTAAATAAAGTTCCTCCTGAGAATGAACCATAATCTGTTGTAATACCAATTTGGGTGTAAATGTTAACCTCACCTGTGAATATTTTAGGTACTACAAATCTTATTAAAGTATCATTAACAACGGTAACACTACTAAATGGTACTAATACATTAGCAATTTTAACTTCTTTAGTTGTTATTAAATTTCTACCATTAACTTGGATAACCGTTCCTGTATATCCTGATAATGGTGCAATTGTTGTATAGACAGGTGGAGGACAAGTTTTACCCGCCAACGCTGGAAGTGGTGTTGGTGTTGGTGTAACTCCAGGGGTTTTACCTTTTTGTTCTGTCTTTTTAATTGTTAATTTAAGGTCTTTAGAATCCGAAATAGTTGATAACCCAACATCAACCGCAGAATTTAACGCACTGTATAATGTTTCTTTAGTTTGTTTAAACTCACCAATATGTGAATCGTAATAGTCTTCAGAAACATTATCTGTTGGCCAATGACAAACATACCATTTTGCAAGACCCATCTCTAATATTTGGTCAATTCTTGGTGTTAATCTTCCAATCATAAATCTAATATAAGATTCAATTGTATCAAAATGCGCAATTGGTTGAGACGAACTTGACGATGGATTTGTTTTAACTTTTACACAACTATAATTTCTACCTATTAATGTATTTTGTCCACCCCAATCTGTATTTAACGAAATTAACGCCAAGTTATTATCCCATCCATTAAACGAGTTAACTTGGAATGTTCTAATATATGATAAAGAGTAAATAATAATTTGAAGCTCTTTACTGTTTGGAGCGACTTTTAATAAAACATCTGCTAATGTTTTTGGTGTTATTTGAGTTAATGTACCTTTAACACTTTGATACCCATTTACAAATGAACTATTAATATTAGAAACACAAGCATTTGTTGTGTCTAAAGTGTTATCCGCCTTTTGCGGTACTTGAGTACTCTTAATTGTATTTGTTGTACCACTAATAGTAACACTATCTTTATTAATTTTTAGAATTTCTTCAAGTTTAGTTAATAGATTTTGATTAATGCTTTGTAAGAAATTATCAATAGCCGGTAAATCAAATATTCCTTGTCTAATACCTGTAAAGGTTGTTTGGAAGTTACCCGATTGGATACTATGGTCTACAGATTGAATCATATAAGGCCCATTAAACATTGGTACATGTCTAAGATTAAAGTACATTGTTGGTTGTATTAGGGCATTACCTAATGATACAACAGTACATTTATAACTTCTATTTTTATAAAGATTGTATAAACTAACATTTTGAGTTGCCGTTTGTCTTCCTGACGCTTGGTCAACCATGTTCAATTGAGTGTTGATTGATTCTGATGTTGCAACACCATTGTCTTGTGACACACTAAATGAGTAGAATATGTTTTGATTTCTAATACCAACATCTACAGTAAACCCAACACACTTATTAGAAACGGCCCAATCTGTTTTACCTTGTTGATTTTCAATTAAAGGGTTTTCGGAGGCTCTTCTCATCTCAAAAGCATCATCTCTATATTTAAAATTACCTTTAGGTAAATCTAAATATTGTGATGGTTTACCTGCATAAAAACAAACCATTTTAGGACCTGATTTTCTATAATCAACATCCAAAAATGTTCCCCATAAACTATCCGCAAACGCCAATGAACCACCACTACCTAATGGTGTTTTAACACCATCAGCATCTTGTACATTATAAAAATTAACATATGCCGGCAGGTTCATCACATTAAAATTATTTTTAATAAGAATACCACTAATAAATGTATAAACACTCATTGCTTGATTTAATGAATACTCTCCTTCTTTTCCACCAACACCGAACATATACTTTAAATCAAAAATATCTATTAATATAGTGTCACCAATATTTCTTGAAGCCCTATCTAAAAACATTATATCTTCAAATAAAGTTTTGGTTGTATAATCTCCACCAGATATCCATTTATCATTTAAAGCTTTAAAAACTTCATAATTTTCAACTTTACTTTGGTCCCCACTTATAACACTTTGTATTGCTTTTTCAGGTAATTGTTGTTGGTTAGGTAATATTGCGTTTAATCCTGATAACAAACCATTTAAAAAATTACCCTGTAAAGTAGACTCTAAGTCCAAATACTCATTTAATTTATTTTTAAATTGAGCAACCGTTATTGTTGGTGATTTTAATTTTTGAGTCGCGTACATTTTAATTATTGGTGCCAATAATATCACATTCTGTGCGGTAAACTCTATATTATTATCAATAAAGAAATCGGTAATGTATGAACCATTAGATGTGTAAATAACATTTGCAATTGTTGAAAATCCGACTTGAGTTTCTAATTCGAACCACGCTGCCGAGTTATTAATTTTAGATTGTTGTAATGTTATTCCACCAACAATTGTTGGTAAACTATTTTTAACATACGGATTAAATGTTATAGGGTCCGCAACTTCAATTGGTCCATTAAATGATAGATAAGAATTAAGAATTCTTCTATTATAATTTGATGGATTTCCATATCTAAAAAGAACATCATATTGCATGAAATTAGTAATGTTATTTTGAAACACATCATATTGTGTAGTAATAACATTATTAAAATAATCCGTTTCTAATTCACTTGTTTTTTTAGCAGGTACTTCCATTAAACTTTTAAATAAAGATTGGAAGTTTCTAAGTTTAGAATTAAGATTAACTGGACTTTGATTATAAGTCACCACCTCTACTCCCAACTCAATATCTGTATCAGGTTTACACCAATTTAAAAATTCTTGTTCAAAAGAATCCAATATTCTCTTATCAAAAACTGAAAATATCTCCTCAATCTTTGAATAATTATTGTCGGTTAAAAACTGTACAGGTGATTGTTCACTACCTGTTGTTATATTATTAACATATGAATATGGGTCAGGATATGATATTTGGGTATTATCATAGTATCCAAAATTAGTTGCCGGCCATAAACATCTAACAGAACCATTATAGACACTAGTGTTATTTGTAAGATTAACTTTAGTTCCTGGTGATGTCGTTTCTCCTGTCATACAAGTACCAACAGTTTGGTTAAATGATGTCCCAAATGATGGGATAACAAAATAAGTTTCCCCTTTAGTGTTATTTGTTGGGTCACAATCCTCATCATCTTCAGGTACATTATTAGGTAACATCACAGACCATGTTATTAGTCTTAAACTTTTACCATTTTGAGTACCATTATTAATGTTTGACCCTAAAAAATTATACATCTTTAATCCGTCATTAACACTTTGTTGTATTTCACTATTTGTATAACCTGTATACAAATCATATCCATTATAAAAGAAATTAAAATCGTTGATTAATTTTGGATAAAACCCAACTTGCATGTTAACATCTGTTGTTGTTTCACTTTGTAAAACAACATTTCTATTAATACCACTGTATTTGAAGCTATATTGTACTGAGGTACCTGTTGTTATACCTGTTATTATTGCGCCTGTTGAGGTAGTACCAGTTGTAGTACCAGTTGTCACCGGTGTTATTGGATTATAATTTTTAGAATAGTCGAAATCTTTCCAAGCAGTTTTTAATATATCGACACCTGTTTGTTTGTATTTTTTGTATCTATACCATATTGACCCATATTTTAATATCCAAGCATACGGTATTTTATGTATCGCACCATACTTCTTAAAACAAGATGAGATATAATCTAATTCAGTTACAGTATTATCCGATACTGATTTATATTTTTCTCTTAGAGTCGCCAATGGTAATGAATTAATAAATAAATAACCCGCTTGAACATAAGGATATGTGTTACCCGAAATTCTTGAACTATCAATACCATTTTGAATAGCATTAACAAAATATGGAGTATTCAACATAGATGTAGTTGTTATCGGACTTAAATACCCTGTCGGTGTCGACCCATATACAAATCCTTCGGTGGCAATAAAATTGACTGGTGTTCTTGTTTTGTAGAAATCTGATAATCCAGGTATTGGACCATTAAAAATACCTAACCCTATTGCAACAATTGTTGGATTTTGTCCTAATAAATATGAAAAGTTTGTAACAGGTCTATTGGTTTTATAGTCAAAAATATCACTAAAATTTGCAATAATTTTTCTTGGTTCAAATATCATCAAACTTTTTTTAGTTCCATATACTTGATTACCCATAGAACTAGCCCCTTGATTTAAATTGTTTTTACACCATGTTTGGTCGGTATATGGTATTGTGTCAACAATCATAGGGTCATTAGGCGCGTTATCTATTAACTTTTTAAGTCCTTCAGACTTTGTTGTTGTCTGTGGAATTTTACCAATTTCTCCAAGTCCTAATATACTAAAAGAATCTTCAGTAATAGTTCTAAGATATGGCGTAACAAAAAAATCTCTAACATAATCTTGGTATGCTCGACCTGTTCCCATATTTGAAATATTCTTTAAAAATTCAGGATAATTGGCAGCATTTAACCCATAATTCTTTAATTTAAATGTGATGTATGGAGAACTTAAACCTAACCCGTTTTTTACATTACTAATCTCAGCCTCAACATTAAGTTTAATTAAATCTTGAATTTGATTTAAGTTTGCTCTTGCAAATCCTGAATAATGTGAAGTTAAAAATTGTCTTTCCCATATTTCATAAAAAAATTTAATTTCTTCTTTATTTGAATAAGCGATTCCCGTCGATGGGAACTCAATAGCATTAATATTAATAATATTAGTTTCTCTATCTGTTTCTAATGGTGGTGGAGCGTTTGGTGTTTGAAATTTTTGAGTAAGACCTTTCATATACTCCTCAACAAATTCAACTTCAGGCCATTTAGAATAATCAGCACCTCCAGTTAAATCAACAACCGATGGGTCCCCAATGTATTTTAATTGAAACCTTCCTTTTTTATCGTCCGCAGGGGTTTCGACAAAAAATTGTGGCCAAGGATAGACAGGTATTTGGGAGTTTTCCGCAGTTGTATTACCCAACAATGAACCTTGTGTTTGAACGACATGGTCTCTTGTTTCCGAACTTGGTGCGGATGAAGGATTATCTAAGATTGCTTTTTTTCTAACAGGGTCATATTTTACATTCCAAGCCTTTGTATGCGTTTCATCCATTAATCTAATGAAAGCTTCCGCAGATGCCATAATAACGGCAATAATATTTCTCACTGTTGGTTTAAATCCAAGACCTGCGTCTTTATCTTCAATTTTTCTTAATAATTCTGCAGTAATTTTTGTTTCATATTCAGACAATTTTTTATTTGCTTGTGTCTCTAAAGATGAAATTGTTGAATCGAATCTTCCATTACCTTCAAACACAAAAAATGGTGGTTTATTTTGTGTGTATTGTTTTTTTCCATTAACAGTTACCTCATTAATAATTGGTGTAGTTAATGAAGTATATTGTGATGTAACAGAATCAATAACTTCTTGACTTGGTTTAGGATTCCCCGTTTGAGCAGTAGCCGTTGCTAACCAATCAAAATCAGTTGTATTTGGAGGGTCAATTTTAATCATACCAATTTTAATTGGGTTAGGTATTGGGGCAGTACCCTGAGTACCTAATGTTGGATTTCCTGCCAACCCTTCATTAAATTTTTTGATATTACTTTCTAATAATGAAATTGCGGTATTTTGGACTTCAATACTAGTGCTTTTAAAAACATAAGTTTTTTCACCACCTTTTAAAACTAAAGGATTTGGATTTAAATATGTGTTAAACCAAGAAGTGGTTGCTCCTCTAACATTTGAAAAATATTGGGTTAACACCCCTTTATAATTTCTAATATTAGTTAGTGATTCAACCTCAGTTTTGTCAAACGACGCCATAATTTGAGCCTCAAACATTTCTAATTTAGACATTAGTTGGACTACAGTTAATTCTGGTAAATCTTTTGAAATCAACCCTTTGGATTTATATTCACTATAAACCTCAACAATCTTTTGATATCCTCTTTCCGCAATTAATTCAGTTACAATTGCATCGGGGCTATTAACATTATTAAATGTTTTCGCTGCTTGAGTTTTAGATTGTGATTCCGCAGATTTATTTGTTTGTTGTGGTCCAACAGGTGATTGACTTAAACTAAAACTTTGAGAAAACATGTGTGGTGTTGCCAAAAGATGTCCCATGGCAATCTCATTTAAGATATTAAACTTGTATCCTTTAAAAGTAAGTGAAACTTGGTAATTACCACTCACAGAATTAAATCTGGCGTTAAATTTTTCTAAATTTAATTGATATCGGATTGCCTGTCCGTAATAACCTTTTAGTGTTAAATAAAATGGAGGATATGGTAAATTAAAAAAGGCAGAATATGGTGAATTATTCCCCAATTGGAATAAAGCTTTACCCTGAACATCTTCTAACTCCATAGTTACCGATGGTATAAATGATGAATTTGTAGTAACATGTATTTGAGTAATACCTAACAAACCATTATCCATAACATTTGTTTCATTTGAAACTGTGTTAACAATATACGGTTTTTCTCCACTTTTAGGTATTTGACCTACTTGTAGTGGTTGGTTAGTTCCATCAAATTTTGTAACATTTTGTCCTGTTAATTCGTCATAATATCCCGTTCCAAGATAATTATTTTTACTTGGTTTTAAAAAATTCATTTTGGCCACAGAAATTGTTCTTAACCCACTGTCTTCAGGACTTATCCCTACCGCAAGTTTTGTTCTTGGAAGTACTTCCGCTTCCAAATTTGCATACATAACAAGATTTTCGTGGTCAACTAATCTCTCAGAAACTTGACCATCTTTAGTTGTTTTGTTTGGGTCAACA